ATATTCCATGCCTTATTTTAGCTTCTACATCGTCAATTGTATAGGAGTCTTGATATTCTATAGCTTTTTCAATTAAAGGCTTACAGCGTTCCCATTGAACTTCCCACTCTTCGGGTTCTTTTTTAATGGGCGTGACTTTATTAATCGCCTTTTCCATACTCAACGATACTCATGTGTATATCTAAATTACCAGCATGATTGCCTTGTACTTTAATAATTTCACCTTGATGAATAATAATGGGTCTTTCTAATAGCTCTGTAGTGCTGTTAGCAGTAATAACCTTGCCACTAAATAAATTAAAAGTATCTGTATCATGCGTATTAGTTACATCTATTTGGGTTTGTTGACCTTGATGCTCACATACTAAAAATGATTGAATAATAGAAAAAGTAAAATCATCACCAGAAGGTGCTGTATAAACAGAGTAATCAGTATTAGCCAAAGCAATATTAATATGAACATTCTCCGCCCTTTGGATGTACTGTCTTTGTGAGGATAAATCCATTATCTTTTACCTCTTTGCCTAACATCTAAGCGTATATTACCCACTTGGAAATCTTGTGTGGTACTGCCTGTGACTTTCATTTGCACTTGTCTTGCTGTAAATCTTGCATCCGTATAGCCATCATTTTCAAAAGTAAATGATCCAAAGTCCGTAACTGGGCCTAGTGGAGTAAATCTACCTTTGAAACTGAGGGTAACACCAGGTAAAGAATTAGCTTCTTCGTCTGGTAATATTTGATTGCATTGCACATAGTTATCACCATTGCCTATTTGTATAGGCCCTGTTTCACAAAATGGTACTTGTGAGTTTAGATTAGGTGAATTATCCAATGTAGTTGCTTCATGTTCATAAACAAAGCCTAAAGAATCACCAGCAATAGGATAAGTAAATGCACCTTGGTCAATCCAAAAGCCCCTGTCCATAGAGCCAATAGACCAAACATTGCTGTTGTAATTCCATATAACATATTTGTTAGAAGTGTATTGTGAGTCACCGCTTGGGAATCCCCACCATATCTCATTGAAGTTAGAGTTATGTCCGCCCCAAGATGCTGCTCTACCTGCTACATTGATGTTATCAAAAACATAATCATGCACTTCGCAAGGTAATTCTCTAACATTACCATCATAAATATAAAAAGCGTTTTCACCCATCCATGCAAGGAAATTACCTGTAGATACAACTGTTCTTGGGCTGATTGATTTACAGTTAGTACCAGCATCGGCTATACCATAGACAAAAGGTGAACCAGCATAGAACATTCTGTTAATACCAGTATCACTAAAAATGATAACATCAGATCTATATTTAACACCAAACAAAGCTCTTCCGCCTGTAGGTATTTGCAAGTCTCCTGCTGTGTTTGTGGCCTTCGATGTCCAGTTGTTACGATCTTCCCTGTTTGACCAAGCAACCTTCCTAGGGTCATCTGACGAGCCTATAGCCACTAAATGTCTTTCATTGGTGACTAAGGTTGATAAGTTGCCTGTGGGTGCGTTGGTTACTGCGGTTGCAATGGTATCAGGTGATCCACCTGAAGAGTCTGGTTGCCATTTATAAATCTTGCCATCTTTAGAAAAAGTAAAGATTAGATCTTCACCCCAGTTGTCAAAAGAAAAATAACCAGCTTGTAAGATTAAACCTGATTGACTCCTGGCATCACCATAGTCTTCTGAGCCATAAGTGTAAGCTCCAAAGCCTAATGGATCATCACTTGCATCATTGATAAATCCTGCTGGTGTGATGTCTGTCCAAGTATTGTCATACAAGACATAAACTTTTTCTCTTGTACCAACCCCTAAAACATTGTTACCAGCATTATCTTTATAACCATATAAACCTATGATAGCTCCGTCTAATGCTGTTGCTTTGAGTTTTTCCCACCCGCCAATAGGTTTTAGATATCCGTTTTCAAAACGCACCAAATCACCATCGACCCAACGCCCTTTATTGGCGTAGTCTGTGCCATTGGTTACGATTCCTGCGGGGGGTGTTATTGGAAATAGTGCCATAGCCTTATTGTATAAGACCTCACCTTATTAGTCATTAACTAGATGGTGGTGTTGGCCATTCTCCCAATGGTCTGACTGGCGGTTCAGCATCGTTGTAAACATACAAGGCTGCTAACTCATCCACTGTGGTACAAGCATCAATTTTGCTTTGCATATCTGCTGCTGTGCTTCTGACATCAGTTCTAAAAGTAGACCAATCAGCAGGAATAGGTGTACCAGCTTCCTGTTCTCTGACCACATACCAATCATTAGGCTGTAATAAACCATAGGCTTGATTGATAATCACTTGATTGTGATTCCATTTAAGACCATGAGTTACATCACCAGTATCAGGATCAGTTGTATCATCTAATTGCTTAGGTGTGGCTGTACCATAAGATGCGGTTACCACATCATTAGCGAAATCAAAAGATTGATTGGTGTTAATGTAATAAGATGGATTTTTAAAGTTGCTGTTATCTACAACTACTGAATAAATGTCTATTGCTTCAAGTTCATCGCTTGACCAAAGCATAAAGATATTTTGTGGATAAGATACATCCCCAATGGTTATTGCTTTAGGTCTGGTATAAACCTGAGTTACTTGATTGTTTTCTACTAATGCCCACATATTAATTCCTATTATATATTATCTTGCTGTTGTTGGTATACCTGTTGATGTTACGAATGGATTTTCTGCAAATGCCATATAGATGTATGAACCACCTGATGCATTTATTTGTCCATCAGTTAGTCTTAATTTAAAACCATTACTTAATATATCAGCTTCAAAAAAAGAAGTTCCTGTGTATTCTGCTTCAGATGAATGTGGAAAAAGTTCATAGTTGTTACCATTGTAACCTCGCTTGTTATCGTATATTGTCCATCCACCTGTGCTATCGGTTCTTTTTATCATCACAAAAGCAGGTCGGAAGCCAGTATAGATGAACGGACCTGAATTTGAACCATTACCGACATAACTGCCAAACTTGCTGAAGCCTTGTTTTTCTGCAAAGCAGTAGGCTACATAAGGCTGGACATAAACTGTGGCAGGATAGTTATATCCAAATACGCTTGATGTTATACCATCACCCCAAATATCAGAGTATGTCAATTCAGCAGTTGTAGCATCCAATCTAATATACGAAGTGTCTCCTGCCATACCTTGATGCCAAAGCGTCCAAAAGCTAGCGTTACCTCTACTTTTTGTAATAAACATAGCAGGTTTTACGCCTAATCCATGTCCTACGCTGTGGTTTCCTGCGCCCAATCCTACTGTCCAAGTAACTATGCTAAACCCAGCATCTTGATTAACTTGTACAGTGCTTGTTACATCACCATCATTGTTTGTACTTGTAGTTCCACCATTGGCTTTCCATTGCCAAGCTGCATAAGTCCTACTACTTACATTTACACTGCCACCACTAGCATCAGCACCTAAACTAAATCCATCACTATCAAATGAAGTCTGTGCATCTGTGTAAGTTACTTCAGCATCAGTTGCATTTGAAAATAAAGTTTTTGTTGCTCCTCTTGATGAATCTTGTAAGGAGTGCCAACTTGCATCGCTTCTTGATTTTATCCAAACCCAATCAGGTTGCATATCACTGTTACCATCATTGGTTATAGATTGAGTAGAACCATTACCAGTATAAGTAGCAGTCTGAAAATGTGCAGATGGGTCGTCTATATTTGTATAAGCCATTATCCGTACTCCGCTAAATTTTTAGTGCATAAGGCATAGTAGCCTGTGGGTGGTGCGTATTCAAAGTTTCCGTAGCCATTGGCATCACTATTACCTGATGCGATTGTGTAAGGTGGGTTGCCGAAGTTAAATTGAGCTTCATTCCAACCACCTAAACCACTATTAGTTGTTATAGACATTGGAAAAAATGTAACACTATTATCTGAAGGTAATGTTGTATCAGTGTTAATTAAACTACCATTAACATATCTGCCTAATGTTCCATTATCTAAGTCTAAAGCAACACCATAAATTGCACCATTTGTGTTTACAAAAGAAGAATTTGAACTAATTGATGCTGAAGTATAATTTTTAAAAAGTTCAGCACCAAAAACTGACCTTATACTAGCAGAACTAATAGTTGGACTGGCGTCTCCACTTTGTTCATTTTCTCTATTGCTTACACCCACAAATTGTGAAACTGTAGAACCAACAAATTTTATTTCCCAATACCATTTTCCTTTATTAACACCAAAAGTAGATGCAACACCTTTATTATCTGCTGTACCTACTACTAAATTACCTTCTGTTAAAGTTGAAGTTGAACCATCGCCATTTTGAATAGCATTCATAGTACAAAAATTATTAGTAGGAGTATCTGTTGTCTGGTCTATAGAAGTTAAATTATTCACGGTAAAGTTATTACCATTCCCACTTGAGTCTGCTCCTAGTGAGCCTGAAGATTCAAAGTCTAAATAAAATCCATTTGTACCATAAGAGCCTGTGTAGGCTTTAGGTTTCCAAATACCACTATCTTCATCGTATTCACCAAAGTCTGTTGGGTCTAATGCAATTCCATCAATCAAATGTGTTTCAGCCATATATTGCGATGCACTATTTGAGCTATCACTGTTATAACCAATTTTAGTTGAAATTGTGGTATTTATTAAAGTGAAAAAATTTGTTAGTGGAGTTCCATAATCAATATCTTTAGCAGTAACTTCTACTCCATTTACATATATCTGCCACCTATTTGCCGCTGTTGCATTTGTAATATCAGACTTCCAAACTATATGATACCAAGCAGAAGTGTCTCTAAATCTTGGAGTATAATGATAACCATTATCAAGGCCACCATCAATAGCGTAAACAACCAATCTATCACTTGTATCAAACCCAAAAACTGTCCAGTTTCCAACACTGGCATAAACATCTATAAACATAGAGTTTAGCCCAAGCTCTGCTCTTTTTACCCAAGTGCTAAAAGTAAATGTTTGTCTATTAGTGTCAGTTGATGGGTTTCTACTAAGATACTCGCTATTATCAGTTTCTAGTTTTATAGAGTTATCGATATCATACCCAGTAGATATGCTTCCTCTGTTTGCTGTACGCTGTAGCGTTTCCATATTATGTTTGTGCTAGGTTTTGAACTCTACCAATTTCTTGCCAGACTGAGCCATTGTATCTAAAGCTAAAGATGTCAGTTTTGTTAGCTACGGCTGTTACAGTGGGTGCAGTTGATGCTGCAAATTCAAAGACTGTGTTCCAAGCCACTGTGTAAGGTGTAGCACCTTGAGCAATCTCTACAGAAATAATTGCACCTTCTACAGCGTTAGATGGTGCTGAGAAAGTCGTGTTTTCTGTAGTTGCATAATAAGCGTTGGCTGCTGCTTGTGCATCCCAAGCTACTGCATTAGAGCTTGAGGTAATTGCAACTTGTGTAATTTTTGCTGAAGTTGATGCGGTTGCGACTGTAAAAACTCCAGTTGATGCTGAAGATCCACCAATGGGCGTACCATCGATTGCACCGCCATTAACATCAATGGTTGTAAAACTTGCTGAACCAGTTGAAGTTAAAGTTCCTGCAACTGCTATAGTTTTACCAGAGCCGACATTAAGGCCCACACTTGTACCTGTTCCATTGGCTGTAAAAAGACCATCCAAAGTATCGAGGTCGGTGTTTAATTTTCCGCCCCAGGTATCAGTGGATGCACCGACTTCGGGTTTTGTTAAGTTTAAATTTGTTGTAAATGTATCTGCCATATTGTTATGCCGCTTGTTCTTTTGTTAATTGAGTCCATGTAGTTGTAGGATTCTGTATTACAGTCCATTTTAGACCACCACTTGCTGAAAATCCACTTGTTTCTTGAGGTTCGCCAATAGGAAATGCACTTACTTGACCTCTATCTATTTGTCTGCCAAGAGCAGTCATGCTTGAAGTCTCTGCACCAGTTGCGTTTGCAGATATGGTGTATCGACCAGCACCTGTCATGGATGAGGTTTGTGCAATGGTTGCAGTTGTTTTATCAATCTGCGTACCGATAGCAGTCATGCTAGAGGTTTGAGCAATCGTTGCTGATCCTCTGTCTACTTGAATACCAACCGCAGTCATACTGCTGGTTTGTGCTAGGGTTGCAGATCCTCGATCTATTTGGACACCTGTTGCAGACATACCAGATGTCTGTGCAATGGTTGCAACACCACGATCAAGCTGTCTGCCTATCGCAGATGCACCTGATGTTTGTGCTATTGTTGCAGATGCAACTTGATACTGCGGAGTGCCATAAGCGGCTACTCCGTAGTTATATGAGCCATAGCCTACTGAGGCCATGATATTAAGCTAATGTGATGTCTAAATCACCAGCATCAAATCTGAATACATCACCATTACTTACAACCTTAGATGTATCTAAGTTTGCATAGGCAAGTAAGTTACCGCCAGATAATGCATCTAAAATACCTACTGCAACTACAGTTCCGTAATCGGCTGTAGCTGTTGGGTATTCAATTGCTGCTGCGTTTGTCGCTGTTGTAGGGGATGTGCCTGAGACAGTAAAAGTAGAGGTTTGTCTTGCATAAGCTCCACCTGTTACTTCAGTACCGCCACCAGTGTCATCAGGTGCTACTGTATACAAT